CTTGTGTGTTCGTGACGGTGGAGCTTCCGGCGTCCCAGGTCCAGGCGACGTAGGTGGTGCCGTTGCCGTTGACGTTGCCAACACCGCTGCTACCATTGCCAGACAGCGTGAAGCCGTCGGAGTTGAACGAAGTCAGCGATGCGGTTGCTTCGACCTCTTCTGCGTTTGTTGCGTTTGAGTAGAGAATTCGATTGTTACCGCGAACAGCATCAAACAAGTTGTGCCAGTTTGCATTACTTCTACTCTTGATCCAAACAAGGTCAGGATTGAAGCCAAGCCCTGTAATTGTGTTGGTACTGGCGTTACCCGTGTAAAGCGCCACATCCATCACCGTCGAAGGCTTTGTGACTAATGGGGCGGGCAGGTTTGCCGTGCAGAGCGCCTTGAAGCCGCTGGGGGCCGTGTAGGCGAAGGGGCGTTGGCCGAAGTTGATTGAACCGCTTACGGCTCCGTCCCCACCAGCAAACGCCTCAACTGTGCCCGACAGGTTCGTAAAACTTGCGCCAGTTCCGGCTGAAGGGCTGCCTTCTAGCCACGTACCGTTTCTGCCAAACCAGATCCGACCGTTGTCCATGTCTAGGGCAACACTAAAGATGTCACCGCTTGAAATAGTTCCGGTGAAGATGGTGGTTGTTGTGTTGTTATTTTGCTTGACGATGGTGGTTGAGCCCGATGTCTGAACCTGCCAACCAGTTGCAGTGGTTCCTGGGCGAATTGCGTTACTTGTCACAACAGTTGCGACACCGCACTCCCAGTTCACGCCACTGGTGGCTCCGACAATCGAAGACTCAAAATACCACTTGCCACTAGAAACGCCGATTGTGCTGTAGCAAACCCTTGTTCCTGCGCTTGTGCGTGACCAGTCAAGGTTGCCGTTTGTGAGCGTAATGCCGCCGTTGTCCAACGGATTCAACGTGCAGTAATTCCCCCTCGTAGATCCACCGGGATCAGCGCCACTGCTAGCGGTGCCATTAGTGGGAACGTCTACGAGGGAGTCGTTGCCTGCACCAGCGGTGACCGACAGGTTGTTCGGTGTCCAGTTGTTGCTGCCGGCAGCATCCTTGCCCAGCGTGGTGGCAGTGGCGGCGGAGTTATCAGCAAAGGTCAGGCGGAACCCGTTGGTGCCGTAGCTGCCGGTATATGCCTTCGGGATGAGCTGGCCGGTGGTGGCGTCAGTTTCGGTGAAGCTGCTGGGGGTCAGCGCTTGGCCGTCGATGAAATGGATGTCGGCTAGGTAGCCGTTGAAATATGCCCAGCTATCTAGGTTATTTGTGGTGCCAATTGTATGAGAAAACGCCGCATTGATTCCTAGGTCTTGCGAAGAAGTGGGATAGGAAGTGCTTGCGTATGTTGCTTCTGTGCCGTTGATGTATATTTTGACCCGGTTTGCAGCAGTGCCCTGTGTTGTATCTACGGCGACAACCAAGTGAAACCAAGCAGAGAAGTCCCTAAATACACCTGCCGTTCCCACGTTGACGCTTAGCGGTGCACTGAAAAAACTTATTCCATCGGCAGTAGTGGCAGTTGAGTTAGATCCCGCAAAACAAATATATGTGTTTGCACCTGCTGACGGAGACGATGAAAAAATAATGGCACCATCTGAGTCTGTGCTGCTCCGCTTCACCCACCCCGCCCAGGTCCAGGTCTTGCGGTTGCCAGCAGATGCGGGGGTGCGGGACAAGTAGGCACTGTCACTACTATTGAAACGCAGGCTCCTGGAGATGCCCGTTGCAGCGGCAGCAGCACTACGAAGCAGGAGCGGGTTAGCGGAACCGGGGACCAGCATCAGCTCAGGTTGGTGATCAGGGTGGCGGTGATCTGCGTGGAAGACTGCACCGCGTAGACGATGCAATCACGAGCGTTGGCAGCGGTCGTCAGCGTCGGCGCTGTGCCGCCGGAGAAGTCCCACTGCGAGCCATAGGCCAGCGTGCGGCTGCCGGTGGCGTCCTGTGTAATCCAGATGCAGCCCGACTGCCCGGCTGTCAGGTTGGTCGGGTTGGCCAGCGTGCGGTTGCCGGCCAGCGTCACGCTGAAGTTGTTGGCCGCTGCAAAGTCGGGTGTGATCGTCGCGGCATCAGTCAGCGCCGAGATGGTGCCCCGCTGCGCTGCGCTGAACGACTGCGCCGCGTTCGTGACCGCGACGTTGGTGATCGCGCCAGCGCTGCCATTGACCGACAGCACGCCGGTGTTAGCCACCGCAGTGCCCGTGACTGAAATGCCCGAGCCAGCGGTAACAACGGTGATGTTGGCCGAGCCGTTGAACGACACGCCTTGGATCGTGCGGGCGGTTTGCAGCGTGGTCGCCGTGCTGGCGTTGCCCGTCAGCGCTGCGGTGATCGTGCCGGCCGAAAAGTTGCCCGATGCATCCCGAGCAACGATCGCGCTGGCCGTGTTGGCGTTGGTCGCTGTCGTGGCTGAGTTAGCCACCTTGCCCGCTGTGCTGATGGTGGCGAGTTTGGTGTCAACGATTGCCGCAGCAGCGCCAATGTCTGCGTTGACGATGGATCCCGTCAGGCTGAGCTTGCTGTAAGCAATAGCCGCCGATGCGTTGACATCTGCGTTGACGATGACGCCTGTGCCGATGGCTGCAGTTCCAGTGCTGCCGATGGTGATGTCGCCGCTGACTTTTCCAAAGGCGTAGTCAGTGATGCGTGTTGCGGCGGCCTTGCGATTGGTGCCTGCTCCACCATCGTCAACCAAGAACAAATCAACGTCAGCAAGAGCTGCACCGATGTCGGTGCCGCCGTCAATGTCAATGGCGCTGATGCCAACCTTATTGGCAGTGCTGATCGTTGCCAGCTTGGTGTCTGCAATCGCGGCGCTGGCGTTAATGTCCGCGTCAACAATCACGCCAGCACTGATGGCCGTGACGCCCGTGTTGCTGATCGTCACGTCACCGCTCATGGCGACGGAAGTGGCCACGTTGCTACTGTTGCCAACGAGGATGTTGGCGCTGGTCAGTGCGGCCAGTTTGCTAAAGGCGATCGCAGCGCTAGCGTTGATGTCGGCGTTGACGATGCTGGCGTTGCCGCTGACGATGACGTTGCCGCTTTGGTCCGGGAAGGTGATGGTCCGGTCGGCGGTCGGGTCGGCGGCGGTCAGGTAGGTTTCGTAGGCGTTGGCCGTGGAGCCTTCAAATGCAAAGCTACCGGCGCTGCCGATCAGCAGCTCGCCGGTCATCGTGCCACCGGCCTTGGCGAGCTTTTCGCTCTCTAGCTCGTCGAGGGCGGCCTGGACGTTGACAGCAGCAAGGCCGCCGCTGGGGGTGTAGCTAACTTGGTTGGCCGTGACGCTGGTGATCGTCTGGCTAACGTCCACCTCGGTCCACTCGTTGCCGTTCGACAGGACGATGTCAGGCGGTGCTAGGGCAACGTTCGGGGCGTTGCCGCTGGTGATCGTGCCAGCCTCGGAAACCACCAAGTAGTAGCGGTTGTTGGCCGTGGCGGCGGCAGGTAGCGGCTGACCAACGACCAGACCGATGGCGGTGCCTTCTGCTGTGACGGTAGCGATCAGGCCGCTGCCGCTTCCGGCGGAGGCATCAAACGTGCCAGCGAAGATGATTTCGCCCACCGAGATACCGATGGGCTGGAAGACGTTACCGTCCCAAAGGAAAAGGTCGCGGGTGAGGGGATTGAAGAAGAACTGGCCGATTTGGTCGGCCGTTGGCTGCACTTCGCCAATTTTGGTGATGGCGTAGTTGGCCAGCTTGGCGCCAGTGACGGTGTTGTTGCTGATGCGGGCAATGTCAAGCGAGCCACTGGTCAGCTTGGTGGCCGGAAGATCTGGAATGTCGCCGGCAACCAATGCCGTGGCGTTGATGATGTGGCCTTGGGCGTCGAAGGTGATGCCGTTTTGCGTGGCGCCTGTGACGCTGTTGGTGTGGTTCAGGACGCCGCTGCCGTCAACGCTTAGGCCCGTGCCAGGGCGGACTGCACCAACGACTGAGCTGGTGGCAACAGGCAGGTCGCCGCCGGCGACGCTGGTGCTGGCAGTGATCAAACCTTGTGCGTTGTAGCTGACCTTGCGGAGCTGGTCGCTAACGGGGGTGACGGTGTTGTTAATGACGGCAGTCGAGCCGCTCATTGTCAGGCCGCCGCCGTTGATGATGACGCCGCCCTTCGCGCTTGTGGTGGCCGTCGGGAGATCGGCGCCAGCGATGGTGCGGTAGCTGACGGCTCCAGCAGAACCAGTCGGGCCTGCGAGGAATTGGCCGGCGGCCCCTGTGTTGTCGAGGCTTGTGCCAACAGTAGCGGTGTCGCCGCTGGTGCTGACTGTGATGTTGACGATGCCGCTGGTGTCAGCCGTGATCGTGTTGATCGAGCCAGCAGCCTTTACCGAGTTCCAAGTGCTGTTCTGCCAGAGGTAGATCTTGACGGTGTCGGTGGTGAAGCCGAGTTGGCCGATGAAGTCGCCAGTGACTGCGTCGAGGGCAGCTTTGCTGGCGGCGACGATGCAGGTGCTTTGGTCTCCGAGCTTGGCGGCGGTTACAGCGTCGGCGCCAATCTTGGTGGCAGTGACAGAGCCAGTGGCAAGCGATGCCTCGACGATTGAGCCAGCGGCAAAGCTGATCTTGGCGCTAGGGATCTCGGCGTTCGAGATGAGGTCGGCGCCGTATGCGATGAGGTCGCTGACCGTAATTTTCTTGGTTTCGCTGGCGCTGATGTCCGCAACAGCCAGTTCGTCCGTGGCTGCGAGATTGGCACCAGCGAGGGCCTGCAGCTCTGTAATTTTGAGGTCTGCCAAGGGTTAGCCCTCCTGCTCCAGAGTTAGGTACGAGCTGGCGTCTTGCTCAAGCTCAAGTCTATCGCCGTTTTCCTGCAGCAAGTAGCCGATCTGCCCTGCGCCAGTGCGAAGGCGGATGGGGCCAGTTGTGATGAAGTCGGCGGTCACTTCAACAATCGAGCCAGGCTGGAACGCAACGGCTGCGTTTGTAATGATTGCACTAATACTGTAGTAGATTTTGTCGTTTAATTCGCTTTGTT